TCGACATGTAACCAGCAACAGTCTCCATGTAGTCGGCAGCTAGAGTAACTTTAGATTGAACCCAACCAGGCAATTGCATTTCTGGATCTTTTACTATGTCGCGCATCGTGCTAATTGAACGCTGAATTTGATCCAGTTGATTCATAACCATGCTGCCTTCATCGTCAAGTTCTTTGCCCATTGCGATTGCAACATGATTCTCTTCAACCCGTTCAACTTCTTCTTTAGATAAACGGTCAATCGCCTTATTGAGGCCAGATTGTCGCTTCATTGCCATTTTATCATCTTTCAATCGTTCGGGATCTTTTTCGGAACGATTTCCTGCTGAAAAAGAATGATAAGACACATCATCTGCTGCTTTTTTTGCATAAGAACTTAGTGTGGATTTTTTCAGTTCATCAATCTGTTCAACTTCTTCCTTCATACCCTTTAGGTTTTCACATTGAGTCTTAAAGTGATTACTCTTTGCCATGTGCAGTGCGTGACCATCCCGGTCACCCATCATTAAAGCTGCTTCGGCTTTTTCTTCGTGTTCGTCAGCCATTTCTTCGTGATGATCGATCTGTCTTTTCAGTTCGTCATTTTCTTTTTCTTTGGCAAAGTCTAGGAATGATTTCATTTCTTTTTCTTCTTCTTTGAAATTGTTATACCAATATTGTCTTTTGGACTTTGAATTGGTTCCTTATTTGTCGCACCGTTTAACACACCAGCAACACCCATTTCATTGTCGCCTGGATCCATAAAAGACTCTTTTACACGACTTCTAAATGAAGTGAAATTCGTTTCTTCTCTATATGTCACATCACCTAGACCAGACATAGGATAAACTGTGCCTTGGCCTCGCGTATCGTATTCTGGACCAATAGTTGTTACATTTCTCAACCTCTGACTAACAGTAGGAGAGTCTCTTAGACCCTTCTTCTTTATTTTTTCTTTGTCTTTGCTGAAGTTTGTTTCTTTTGGCTCTGGGAACTTTTGGAGTTCTTGACCCCTTTCTTCGGAGTAAGTTCGGAAGATGTAACTACCAGTTCGCTTGTTGGCATCCCACTTGATATTGTCGGCGTTGGGGTCTCCTGCACGATTGTCGGCTGGGATATCTCCTGGACCTGCGGCTCTTGGACCGGCGCCGCTTGATATTTTTGAATATCCAGTGGGTGTTTTTCCGGTGCTTCGCTTGGACTTGTAATTTTCAAAAAATCTAGAATTTTTCTTAACATTTTCATCTTCCTTAAATAATAAACTATATGATTCTGCGATATTGATTTTACCGCGACTTTCCAACCAAGAGAACGCAATTTCATTGTAATTTTTGTTCTCGATGAACCTATTTATTTTTTCGTAGGTGTCAGTAATATCTTCTTCAATTTCTTCAAGAGATGAACTGTTGTTAAAATGAATGAAGTTTGAAAAGTTTTGTAAGTAAGATTCTTTGCAGGTCTGTGCAAGTTTCCACTTATCATGTCTGACAGATTCAGAAATCATTTTTGCCAGTTTTCCATTTCTCTCTTTGCTGGCTTCGTTTGTGGTATCAACAAACACCATAGAAGTTTCATAACCCAACTCTTCTAGTTCTTCCTTGATTGTAATCATTCTGTTATGATCATCAGCAGGACCATTGATAATCAGTGGTCCACGATTGCGGATAGCTTCTCTGCGTTGATCACCAGTCTTCTCAGCCAACTTCTGTTTATCCATTAAAAGATCAAATGCCTGAACGGAATTAAGCTCGACAGTTTTACTTTCGGCAATTGCTTCACGAATGATGATATCTTTGCCTGAACCTGGACCACCAGTAACAAAGATAGCCTTGAACAGCCCACGATTGAAATCTTCATTCAAACCTAAACCTTTGCGAACATCACGAAACAATTCTCTCACATGATTTTCTGGCACATGGGAAGGAACACCACTTTTGAAACCAGGTTTCTTTTTGCCGTCTTTGTCAATGTAATCGTTGAAACGGTTGTTCTGTGCATGTTCTCTCATTTTTGATGCGGACATACCTTCTGCACCTTCTGAGTCTGGATCACGATGCCCAGCAGACTTAACTTCTATCTTCTTGAAGTTAAACAACTTTCCTGTACCTTCTCCGTTGTATTGATTCAGTTTAGTTTCATATTCTGGAATGCGATCTGATCCTGCAACCATGACTAAATGATCATGACCAGCGGCGTGTAGTGCAGCTGCGTGTTGCAAGAAAGTTGGTTTTTCTTTACTTGAAGCTGATAAATTTGTATTCGGAAAGAATCTTTTTGCATGTTTGAGTTTTTTTGCAACTTCTAAAGGATTCTTCTTTGCATCAACCGTGTGTGAAATTACAACATGGTGTGGTGCATTGTAATCCTTTGCGATATCTTTAACTCTTTGAACCAACTTCTCATGCCCAATGGTGGGAGGGTTCATACGCCCAAAAGCCATCACCACAGGACTGTGTGTTTGTTCGTCTTCTTTAATTTTTTCTAAAAACTTTTTCATATTAATCGCCAGAAGTTTGACCTGAACCTTTCACAGAACTCATTGGATCACTTTGTGAACTAAATTTGATTGCATGACGACCAAATGTTTTACCTTTGTATTTAAAATGTACAGATGTTCCACTATGGTGTACACTAATATTGTGTGGATCATTATAAATGTGGTTGTGATGTGTACCCGGATTTATAGAAGAATGTTCATAGCCTTTTTTAGTAGTATATGAAACGTGTCTAATGTGTTTATGTCCTTCTTTTTCCATTGGTGTATTTTTTGAATGCAATACGTGTTTTATGTGACTCACCAATTCAGATTTTGGAGCCGTAGATAAATGTTTGTGTAAATCTTTGGCAATTTTATGTAAGGTTTCTTGATTTTTTTGTTTCACATGATCCTGCATTGAAGTATTTGCTTTCAACATACCTTTACGCTCGGACGCATTCGATGCCTTTTTCAATTCTGGATATTTTTTGAGAATTGATTTCCTATGATTTTCTAGGTGTTTTTTTGCATTTGGTCCAGCATGTTCAATTCCTGGGTTTGATGTTGGAACATGTTTGGATGATGAATCGGTGACTTTAAGACTGATGCCGTGGTGTATAACTTGCATATATGCCTCACTTCTTATGTGTTGTTATAACAATGTCGGAAGCATCTTCTTTTTGAGTCGCATGGATTCCAGTTGAACGGTGAATGTCTCCTGGTTTTGAAGTCCAATGTACATCATGTATTTTATGTCCGTTCGTTTCAACTTGTTTTCTTATATCGTTAGCTGCACTTTTGGCTCTAGCATTCATTTTTTTATAGTCATTTGGATGAATAACTTTTTTCAATTTATCATGCGCTTGTTTTGGTGTGTCACCAATTTTGTCTTCGTGTTTTGACATATGTTTACCACCTTTGAGGTGATAACCAACGAGCAATTCATGCATTTTACCTTTGGTATCCGATGATACTTTACCTTCGACGGGTTGAATTGTTTCTTCATTTAATTCGAAAAAATCCTCATCATATATATCTTCACAAGTTTCCGAATCATTCGATTCGACATTATCGTTCAAAGATTTCAAATAGGCGTTTATTTCATCTTCCTCTAAGGTGAAATATTTAAATGATTTCATTTTATTTTACCCTTGTTATATGTTTCTAATTCCTGCAAAGTTTCTGCGGGAAAATTCTGCTCTGTTAACAAATTTATCGGAATCATTATCGTGATGGAAAACATATCCCTCCGGATTTGCGGTTTCACCACCGTGTTCGTGTTGAAATTCTTGATGTTGATTTAAAACGCCAATCAGTGCATTCTTTGCTGCCTGTAGATGCCCATGCATTTTGAATAGATTATTATAGTGTTTTCTATTTACATCAATCTTATTCAGTTCATCTTTAAGTTCTGTTTGTTTGGTCTTCTTATTTTTCTCAGTCTTCAACTTATCAATAGATTTATTTTTGCTGGTTTCTAACCAGTTTTTAAAGTTTTCGTGATTGGGTTGTTCACCGGTGCGGACCGTGTGATTCATATAGGTTTCTAGGTGGCCACCAACTCCGTGGTGAGTTTTTGTGCCAGCATACATGTCATCACCATGTGTATCATGTATCGCTTGTGCAGAATTGATATGTTTCTGAAATTCTTTCTGTTCTTTCGGACCAAAGTGAACTTTTCCGGTGTCCATTCTTGGATCAACAGAGAATACATCTGAGTGACCTGTAAAGTTTTCGTGGTCAACTTCGTGTGACGCATTTAAATTCTTTGCATCTTTACCTTCATATTTGAGGTGTGTGACAACACCAATTTTCGCCTTATCAACAGCTTTCTTATGAACGCCGTGGGCTGTGTATGTCAAACCTGAAGGATTGGGATTGAAAGAGGTTCCACCATCAACACTCTTCTTCTTATCTTCGGCTGAGAACATCATATCACCTTGATATACACCTTCTTTCGGTGCAACTTTAGGTAAGTGTTTTAGTGCTTCTTTTAGTTTTCCAACAAGACCAGGTGCATGACCGTGGTTCTTCATAATGTCTGCGGGTGTGTAGTTGATTTTAGGTGTCTTATTGAATGCAGACTTTGATGCAACAAAAAACTTACCATTTTCTGGATGGTGACCATAAACTATGGCTGGAGAACCGTCATATTTTGTTGTTAGTTCGGAAGTCTTTTTACCTTGTTTAGTGTGTTCAGCTGCAGCCATTAGAGATTTCAGTGCGCGCTTTGCACCCTTTTCACCTGTCTGCAATGGGCGGTCTTCAACATGCGTCAAATGTTTAATCTGACGGCTAGCACCTTCTTCTTCAGGCTCGGTCTGCTCTTTGATAAACGACTTGAAAGATTTCATTAATTTGCCTTTGAACGCAACACACTTTGGTTGCCCGTGGACTTATTTATAATGGATTATACCACACACCAACAAATTTGTCAAATATTGGATTCGATATATAGAGTTCAATAATGTTCGATTTGCCCATTTCCTGCGAGCCAACCCCAACAATTTATTTTCTCATATTCCACCAAAAATTGTTTTGGTATATTTACAAAGTGTGCGTGTTCAGTATCTGCAAGCCCGTTAGATAATAATCTTAAATTTTCTTGTATTACCGATAAATAAGTGTCTACCAAAGATGGGCACATAGACCACATTCTAGTGATTAATAGGTGGTCTGCACCAAACTTAATATCACCAGTCCAGGTTGGTATTCTTTTCTTGAAAACAAACTTACCAAAAGTATTGTCATAATCTTTAATATTAAAAGAATCTTCAAGTTGTGATCTTGCAGAGAATTTAAATATACGATTAACTGAGGTCAACATCTTATTTAAATCTGGATTTGTTTTGATTGTTGAGAGTGTCGCAAACAATAAACAGTTTTCTCCATGACTTTTCAAACCATTAACTGCACAGTATCTGGTGTTTGATTCTTCACTTAAATCCAGATAGTAGTTGGACAGACCAGCCAAAGTTTCTTTTTCTAGTTGTGAAACCTGTCTAACTGAAACATCTGCAAATAAAATAATAACTCCAGGCACCTTTTCACGTACAGACTTAAGTGTGGAAACAGTTTGTGCAAACCTATCATCATCATTAAAAACACCCATTGCAGGCTTTAATGATGAAGTTATGATGAATAAAGGTGTATTAGGTATCATAGATAGTGGCTTAAATTATCAGAGTCTCTGTAAAGGTTAATTGCTTCGGCTCTAGGATAAGGATTAGATTCGTTGAAATCGTTGATCAATATTCTAGATGAATTCTGTAACCCACAAATCAAATTGAAACTCTTGAAACCAAGTCTGTACAACATCTCTCTGGTTTTTGATGTGTACTTATTCTCTCTTGCAGAAGTGAAGATGAATTGAGAACCAGATTCTTGCATTTTCAATAGGTGTTC